TAACTGATTCCTCTGCCCCTGCATCGCGGGGGCTTAGGAATACGCAGCCAGAGCGAGTCTGGCAAATACTTGGAGATGGAAATGAGCACACAGAACGAGGCCCACGGGGACGAAGACCAGCGCCGCGAGTTAACCGAGCGCGAACTGGAACTGGCGCTTGAGGAGATTGTCGAGTGCGTCCTCCAGTACGGTCAATGGCCCCAGAAAGGTCGCGCCCAGTTTGACCTTTACGATTATCTGATGGAGAACCGCGATCCCAGCTACGCATGGGAGATGTACCTCTGCTCTATTAGCGACAACAGCGAAGCCTTAGAGAGGCGCATTAGGCGCGAACGCGCCTCGGTCGAAGCGATTCTGCTCACGCACTTAAAAGAATCCGGCATGGTGCAAGACCTCGCAAACGAACGCGCCTCGGAGGACGAATGAGCATCAGCGAGATTGTTTCTTACGCTTGCGCTTTCGGAGCGGTCATCTGTTTCTTAATCCTAATTTGGGGCAACAATGAATAAATCAGAAAGCATTGCAGGACTGGCAGCAGCGTTGGCAAAAGCGCAGGGAGCCATGAAGGGGGCAGTCAAGGACTCTAACAACCCGTTCTTCAAGAGCAAGTACGCGGATCTTGCCAGCGTAGTTGAAGCGATTCGCGCTGCGTTTTCTGCCAACGAACTGAGCTACATCCAAACGGTCCAATCGTCCGATCTGGACGAAGTGCGAGTCGAGACAATGATCCTGCACTCGTCGGGCGAGTGGATCTCATGCGGGGTCTTGGCTCTTCCGGTCAGCAAAAATGACGCACAGGGATACGGCTCGGCCCTGACATACGCTAGGCGGTACAGTCTATCGGCTGCGGTAGGGGTCGCGCCCGAGGATGATGACGGCAATGCAGCAGTAGCAGCAAAGCCCAACGCCAAGGACTGGAGCAAACATTCGGAAGCCTTGGGCGCAGCAACAACGCTCGAGGCTCTGCAAAAACTATTCACGCTTGCCTACAAAGAAGCCCAGCGCGACAACGATACGATGGGCATGGCAACCCTCACGAACGCCAAGAACAAGCGCAAAGAAGTCCTTCAGCGCACCGAAGGCTTTTTGGAAGGTAGCCAATGAGCATCCAAGGAAGCCCAGAGTGGCTTGCGGAACGCGCTGGCAAAGTCACAGCCAGCATGGTTTCGGCGGTCCTAGCAAAGCCGGAAACGGCTGGATATCGGGATTACCAAGCGCAGCTTGTCGCTGAAATCTTGACCGGCAAGCCGCAGGGGTCGGACTATACCAACGCCGCAATGCAATTCGGGACGGAAATGGAACCCCTCGCCAGAAGCGCCTACGAAGCCGAGACGGGTTTTTCGGTGGACGAGGTAGGGTTTTGCCAGCACCCGACTATCGAACGCGCTGGCGCGTCCCCAGACGGTCTGGTGGGCAATTCTGGGCTAGTCGAGATTAAATGCCCAAAGGTCGCCACGCACCTTGCTTATCTGCTTGCCGGAGTCGTCCCAGCTGGGTACAAAAACCAGATGATGTGGCAGATGGCGTGTTCCGGCAGGGATTGGTGCGATTTCGCTAGTTTCAGGCCAGATTTGCCTGAGCATCTGCAACTGTTTATCGTTCGCTTCAAGCGCGATCCAGAGCGCATCAAGGAACTGGAAACCGCGGTGATCGCCTTTTTGGACTCCGTGGACAAAATGTTATCTCAACTCAAAAAGGGCTAAAAATGCACATTTCCGTCACTTGGCACGATAAGCAGTTCAACCTCGATTTGGCTTCTGCGGAAGGCAAAGAGGCGTTCCTGTCGATCAAAGGATGCCGCCTGGTCGAGTCCAGCAAAGGCGAATTCGTCAGCTTCCCATCGCGCAAAATTGAGCAGACGGGAAAGTATTGGAATCATGTCTGGGCGAACAAACCATTTCAGGACAAGGTGGTTGAGATCGCAAAAGCCTCGCGCCCCGCTGTTTCGGCGCAGTCTGGCGATGACGGAATTCCGTTTTAGGTGCTGAAATGACGACCGAGGAAAAGTTAGCAGCCGCCATTGAATGGCTCGACAACAGATGGGTTTTGCATCCTGAAAATAGGGTTCCGAAACTCAAGGAACCTCTACCGGAGGTTTTTACTTGGACTCCGAAAGTGCTGAAAAAAGGCGCGAAGAAATGATCGAAGTCAAACTGCTCGGCCCGAAAGACGATCAATGGGCCGTGATAAGCCTTGAAAACAAATGGCTGGCGACAACCAGAGCAGTTTATGCAGATGCGGTTAAAGATGCGATTGCTGAAGCGATTGCCAATAACAACACCCGTGGTAGCTCAGCGGCAGAGCGCCCGACTAATAATCGGGAGGTCTGTGGTTCAAGTCCACAACTCGGGGACTCAAATGCGGCGCAGGGCCGCGATTAGGAATAGCAGCCATATGACTACCACCTTCGATAACACCGCCTGGGGCTGCCATGACTGAAGAGAACCATATGGCTACTAACAGCTACGGGAGCGATTGTGGCTAAACGTGCGGCCAGGGGAAGCCAGTTAGTGCGGGGATTCATCCTCGGCCAGCTATACGCCAGCGGCCACGTTTTGACCACCGCAAGGATTCGGCGCGAACTGAAGGCATCGAAGGCAACGGCAAAGCGGGACATGGCGGCAATCTCGGAACTGGTTGCGGTCACGCCGAGCAATCCGGCAATAGGGCTGAAAAACCACATTCAACGAAAAACGATTAGGAGCCACGCATGAACCCGAACCCAATCATTGAAAGGCTGGCGGATCTTCGCAGATTCCTGGTGCGTCAAATCGACGGATCACCAGAAACCCGTTCCCGCGACCAATCGGTAACGGCGCACATTTCCGCCGTGGACGCTGCCAGCACGTTCATCGAACTGGACGATCTGTCGAAAACGATCTGGTTTGATGCGGCGGTCCAACTACCGGACGACGAAACGACCGTACTGATTTCGCTGGACGATGGCGAAGTCTGGACCGGGTATGTAGACGGCGACCAATGGCTTTATGTGAGCGGCGACCCGATGGCTGCGAAAGTGACCCATTGGCAGCATCTTCCCTGCCCTCCGTTGAGGGTGGCGGCATGAGCCATACGCCCCCTGCCCCACAACACCGCCTTGCCGATCTGCGCGATTGGCTGATGGATCAGATCGACGGGTCAATTGAGACTCGCGGAGATGACGGTCTGATTTCGGACTTCATCAGGCAGATAGACGCACTATCGGAGATGGGGGCAACGGTTGAGCCTCGCGGTTGCCCGACACCCGGCAGTTGTTCTGCCGTGGAAGAACTGGCAGATCTCAAGCAGCGCATCCTTCCTCAGTTTGCAGGACGGGCGCAGAGGGCCGAGCATGAGAGGGACGCGTTGCTGGAGCAGTTGATTGCGGCGCGATCCGCAACGGCAGCGCCCCTTGTGGAAGAAAAAGCCGTAGGCCACGCTCGGTACGCGTATTTACGCACACTCAACCCGAGGAAGTTTGCCGCGTTGTACAACGAGGCGCTGATGGGTGTTTATCAGTTTGACGATTTAGTGGATCGCTATCGTGACGCAGGGGAGAAACCATGAGCACTACTCTGGATAAGAACGCCAACCCAAAGATCCCGCGACACATCTCAAGACAGTATGTGTTTGGAGCGCGAGGGTTTCGGCGGGAGCAACGTGAAGCCCTACGGAGAACGGTGGCTGCGTTAGATGATCTTTTGCTTGGGAGCGTTTACATCCCCGGCGGCCATGAGCCACTTCGTGCGTTCCGAAAGTATTTATTAGCGGTCAAACGGCAGATGTCGCGCAAGGAGTGGGGCGAATGAGCGCCCCTACCCTGAAAGGCAGCGCCACCTACGCATGGGCGGCGGTCGCAAAGAAGGATGGCAGGATTTTGCGAGACTTACGCGGACATTACGGGATCTACACCCACAAAGCCGATGCCGTGGACGATTGCCCGATGTACGGACAGGTCAGGCGCGTTCGGATTACGCTTGCTCCCCTACGCGAGGAGAGCGATAAGTGACAAACCCAGCCGCTATAGCTGGCGCTGCCGAATGGCGTAGGAAGGTAAAAACAGGAGAAATTGAAGCCCCTTGGGTTAGAAAAAGGCGTGAGAAAAAAACTCAGAACGAGCAAGGCGCTTTGATTTTTGGAGACTACACAGAGAGGATCAAAAAGGCAAAAGAAGAACTCGCGGCGCTAGAAAAACATAAGGCTTACGCTGCGAAGTCAATCGCCCTAACCGGCGCTTCATTGCTGCGTCATGAAGAAATATCGGCAGCAGCAAAGCCAATAGAGGAAAGTTCCGGCGTTTACTTTCTTGTCTCTTGTGGGGAAGTTGTCTACGTTGGGCAATCCGTTCAGGTGATGAACCGAGTGCAGGAACATCGTGCATTAAAGACGTTCGATTCGGTGGCGTATATCCCATGCAAGCCGGAAATGCTCAATAAATTAGAGTCGTTGTACATCCATATTCTGCGCCCAAAAACAAATGGGAAGATGCCGGATCAGAGCATGAACGCGCCTATCAAGTTAATGGAATTGTTCGGCTGATGGTTTCTATTGCAAAGGAGAGCGCCGCGTGAAACCGTGGCCCGACTGGGCGCTCTGGACGCTGTTTGTCTTGTGCCTGGTCGCTAGTATTGGCATTGCTCTGTGTACATAAAGGACTAAGATGATTCTGCTAGGTGATACGCCGTACATCCAATGTTTTGTGCGTAACGAATTCCTGTTTGACGAAAAGCGGGGGCATGGAGAATTTACGCCAGCCGTAGCGTTTGCGTTCCGCGCCGAGCCAGCCCGTGTACCGATGTTTCAGGTCATGCTCAACAGCGGCGCTCAATGGGCCAGAGTGCCGATTCACATGATATGCAGCAAGCCCTGCGACCCTCTGCCGGTAGAGCAGTCCTGCTGGTGGGATTCATACGGATACGAGTTCACCGTGATCGCGCTGCCATTTCTTAAAAACCATGCGGTCACGGCACTTGGCAGGGACGGTAAGATCCGCAAAGGAAACTACCTGTTTACTGTGGATTGGATGCAGACCGGCTGGGCCGAGGTGCCAGACCAGCACAAGAACCACCATGTAATCGCGTTGGATTCGGGGCAATGGATTGCCTACCCTAACAACCGATTGGTGTGGCACGATCTGTCGTGGATTACGCCAGCGCCAAATCGGGAGTGGCAGACTCCCACCCGCAGTTATTCGGTCGAGGGTTTGATTTGACGTTGCGGGATCTGCTCCTATCACCCGTGGCGTTTTCGCGGCTGGCTTGCACAGGTCAGCCGCTTTTTTTTACCTAATTTTCAGATCACCAATGACAAAACGAAAAACGCCTGTAGAGATAATGCCCCTTCCATCATGGCTCGCGCCGCCCAAACTCCCGTCTGCTGATTGCGATCAGGTAACGGTCATTCGCCAAGGAATTAACACGCCGGATCAGATTGAGAAGAAATACCAACGAGCTCGAGTGGTCTTGAGGATGCGGAAGCTATGAACAAAGATAAAAACCCACTCCAGAAACTATGCGGCGCTTGCCAGATGAACCCCGGCGTGAAACTGGTTCCGAAAGGTCGCGGCGGCAAGATCAAGACCTGGCGCTGTCAGGGATGCTTAACTCGCCGCCAGCCCAGTTGGATCAGCGGGAAATAGCCTTGTGCCGGTCTTGTCGATAATCAGCGCCATTTTGCGCGGGGCCGCTGTAGCGAGGTTGGGGATGCTCAGATGCGTCCAGCTATTGAACTCGTTGGCGAGTTGGTCATAGGCCAACCCAGAGGCCCGTACAGCCCTCACAACAGCGTCTGGAGCCATCCCCGGCACTCTGATGTCAGCCGCGCAGCCGAGCCTGTGCTGGCTCGTATCCTTGCTTCCTACGGCATCATTGACCGCCTTGCTACGGTAAGCAGAGTTGATTACCACCACCCTGTTGCCCAGCACCTCTCGGACTTGCTCGAGGAACGCCGCCAGCCGGTGTAGATTTGCTAGTGCAGCGGGATCTGGGGAGTTGTCCAGGCTGCGGTGGTCGGTGCGGGTCAGTTCAGCTAGGCTGAAGTGCGGGGTCACCGATTGCCGGGATCGGCCCGTCCAGCCGCACCCAGACCCAGCGCAGCCGCCAGTCCTTGCGCCAGCATTTGATATTGCTGCGGGACAAGCGGGATTCCAACAGCAAACAAAATCCCAAGTCCTGCCAGAGTTGACGGTTCACCAAAACGTTTTCTGAGCCAGCCCATGATTATTTTCCTTTTGCAATGTCTCCGCCAACGGGATTTGCGGCTCCAACCGGCGCGGCAGTAAACGCGGTTGTGCCTGGTGCTACATGACCGTTATTCCACGGTGATTCGTTGATTGGGCCGTAGCAGTTGGCAAGCTGCACACCGTTGACCTTCTTTGCTTGCTTGTCGCACAGGAACGACCATTGGTTGCTCATGCCGCCACCGGCATCGGTAGAGGTCACAAACGATCGCGGGGTCATCGGCACAACGGCCCAACTGGGTGCTTGTGGGTACTCGGTCACGGTTGAGAACAGCGACCAAACTTTGCCAGCCGGGGCTTTGCAGCTACCCTGCATTAGCTTGCCGTTGGCTACGGCTTTGCCGGTGAGCACCGGACAGACCGCCATGCCCTCTTGGAATTCTTTACCTTCAACGCGGATCGTCTTGCCGGTAGGGACGCTGGCAGAGGCCGCGCACAATGCGAACTCGCCATTACAGATCATCAGATCGGCAGCAAACACGTTGACCGGGAGCAGCAAGAGGAGGAGCAGCTTTTTCATCATAGTCCTTTGATCGTCAGGTGCAGCAGCAAGGCAATGATGAAACCCGCAACGCTCAGGCCAATATGCTCAATCCGCTTCAGACGGGCGTTGATAGTTTCATACCGCAGTTCACAGACCGCCTCATGCGAGGTCAGGCGAACGTCAAGTTCGTTGACGGTCGCCATCACTCTTCTTTGACGACGGGTGTGGGGATCAGAGCAGCGGTCATGGTGATTGCCTTAGTGAGTTTTGATTATTCAACGCCGGGAACCATTTGATAGGCTGCGGCACCAGTAGCCGCCCCTGCTGGTGTGGTTGCAAACACTCCAGCGCGTCGAGCCGATTCTTGCCGTTGCCTTGCTATGCGTTCTCCGGCTTGCATCATGGCGCGGAGATTGTTTTGACCCTCCTGACCTCCGGTCAGCAAGATTCGTCCTAATTCGTTTCTGGTGGTTTCAGGCATTTTTGTGCGGTTGAACAGATTAAGCAAACCTTGCCCGATTCCCGCAGGATTGCCGCCAGCAACACCAGAAGCAACTCCAGCAACGTCTTGTAATGCGCCCATACCAAGATCATCAATGGCAGCGCCTCTGCTGGCTGTTTGAGATCCTTTGTCGGTGGCGTTCAAAAGTCGATAACGTCTTTCTAAATCCATTTGTTGAGCAAACTTTTTGTATCCTTCTTCGCCACCAAAAATAGCTTTTAATTTTTCAACAATTACCGGATTCGATTCTGCATTAAGCATTTTTGTTCTATTGGGCAAACTTGATCCCAAGTTAGTACGCAATCCTTCAAAAGCACCAACCTTGAAAGCCTCAAGCTCTGATTTGCTTAAGTTTTTCATTACATCAATTATTTTTGCTTCTGTTTGATTAGAAGAAAAAATACTAGAAGCTATTTTATTTCCAGAAGCAACCGCATCTTTTAGTTCGGCAGGATCGGCAAAGGCATCCCTAGCTTTTTTGTAAATAGAATTACCTGCGGCATCTTTAGGAGAGAGCCTGTCAAGTTTATCGATTAATGCAACACGAATACTGTCTATGTCACGAGTTGAGTCGGTTGGTTTTTTGGTAACTGCTTCTTTTGCATCGTCTGCCATAGACCACAAAGTGCGTTTCATTTTATCCAAAGCAGCCAGAGGAACATCGTCACCCGCTTTTATTAAAGATAAATCTATGTGTGGTTTTCCAAGCCTTCTAGCAGATATTTCAGCAGCCGTATGTGCTGCTGGTTCCCTTGCTAATAGTTTTACAAGTTCATCATCGGCGCGGAAAGATACGTTTTCCAACTGCCTGTAGATCGGCGCAGCATCAGCAGCTTGTTTTATTGTTAATGCCTCCAATGTCGGCGCAAGCCTTTGCCCTTGTACGCCCATAGATTCTTCAGCCGCAGAAATCATGCGAGGTGCAGCACCAAAACGCTCACGTTGAGTTATAAATTGAGACGCGGCCTGTTTTGTGCTGCCGGGTAGAGTTGCCATTGTGTCCAGCAAGCCGCGAGTGCTGGCACCACCAACATCGGCAATGACCGCAGGTTCACCTAATGTTGGCAATGTGGTTCTGGCCGCAATAACCGGATTGCCAACTAATCCGCTTGCTTGACGATCCCTAGCCAACGCTTGAGCAATTTCCAACTGTGCTGCGGTTGTTGCCCGAGCAGGATTAAATCGTTGTGCAATATTTCCGCCAACAGCACCCGCAACGCCCAATACCGGCACAGTTGCACCGCCAAGGGCAGCACTTAACGCGCCGCCTTTCGCTGCGTCAAGTCCAACGCCGCCAAGAGTGTCAGCAGTAGATGCGCCAGCCCCACCAACGGTTCCGAAAAGCGCCCCAGTTCCCGCCGCAGTCATTGCTTGGTTAAGCATATTTACAGACGGGACTGCCATAGCGTTTGCGGCTTGCGGTGCAGCACCAAATAGCCGCAGAACGCTCAACGGCGCAGATGCCATTGCTTGCGTTATTCCCGTAGTTACCGGATTTTGCTTTTGCTGGAATTCAGCAGCACCGCGCAGATAATCTCTGTTTGCTCTGTAGTTTGGTAGGTAACCGCCACCCTTTCTCAAAACGTCATAAGCGCCCCCAATACCACCCAGAATCTCGTCAGCAAACCCGAGGGTCGGGCCTTGCAATACGGAAATCAATCCTTGCGCGGCACCAGGCGCATTTGCGCCAGCTTCTTTGTTTTTATTGACGGACAGGCTTTTGATAATGCTGTCGTTTGTATGCCCCCCTTTTATTGCTGCGGAGTAATCAATTTTTGCGAAATCAGCCATGTCCCTTGCAATTGCATCATCGGAATAACCAGCTTTCCTTGCGCCTTCAATATCGTAGCCTGCCATCACGGTTTTCTCCTCTATGTCACAACTTGGGTCGGAAGGATTGAATTGGCGGCGCATTTGGAGGCGTTTGTTCCGTTATTCCTATTTTGTTTTGGCCTCTGTCGGTAATTATGTTCCGTACGTCTAATCCGTAAGATTTTGCTCTTCTTGCGTACCCAGAATCAACAATTCTTTGTTCCGCTTTTACTTCTTCAAATAAACCGTCAATTGTTTTATTTAGGTTTGTTATTTGAGTTGGAGTCAATATTGTTTTGCCAGATTGCAATGTGTTAGCAATGTTTGTTACACGATCAAACCATCCAGAAGATTTCAAAGCCATTGCTAATTCTGTTTCACGAACAACGGATGCTGGATCAAGAATTTTCATAAAAGCAGTTCCGGCTGATAATCCCGCCGTAGGATTGGTGGCCGCATCTCTTAATGCTGCTTTTGCTTTATCAATTGCAAGTTTTGTTTCAATAAAACCTTTGCTTTCGCTTGTGTATTGTTTATTTAATTCTATTTCTGTTTTCTGAGTGTCGGCCGGTTTTGGCCCTAACACATTTGGCCCTTCTACTGGTTGACCTGCTGGTGCTTGGCGCTGCCCAGGCACACCCGTAGGCACACCCGTAGGCGCAACCATAGGAACGCCGCTTTGAACAGCAGGCGCACCGCCAACAGGAGCAGCAAGAGGGCCACCCGTTTGCGACATCAACGTAGAAATTGGCTTTGATAGACCGAGCCTTGCATTAACACCAATGCCGCGCTCAGTGTCAAATGTCCAACCTTGTTGCGCTAACGTCTCACGATGATTTCTTGCAGCGGCATCAATGGTGGCAGTAGTGTTGGGTGAAACTGTTTTTTCTAATTTCTGTTCCATCCCAGAAGGGTTGCCCTGTGCATCAAAGTATTGACGACCAATATACCCGCCTCGATCTGTGTCTACATGTTTCAACGCACTTTGCGTTAACTGTTCAGATGGAGTCAACATGCGTGTCAAAGTTTCAAGTTTCCATTTCGGAAAGTTTTCTGGCGTTAAACCTTGGCGCAGCCGGTCTGCGGTTGGTTTATCTATAAGGTTGTTTGAAAGACGGTAATCAATAGCTGCATGGGCGGATTCCGCATCGGGAAACCCGGCAACTTCGCCAATAACTTTGTTTCTGGCCTCACTTTGTAGTTTTTCTGTTTGCGCGGTTTTGTATGCTCTGTCACCAGATTGTGCAAGTATGTCTCCGCGCAGTTTATCTTGTGTTAATCGTTCGCTTTGCATTTTCAAAGCTATATCTGGCTTACCAACCCGCTGGTAAGCGCGATATATCTCTTCGGGTGTAGTAGCGACCCGTAGATCGCCGAGCAACTGATTCGTCAGTTCATCCTCGCGTTTTGCTTTGCCCAAGGTGTACTGAGACAGCGCGTTCTGGTTCTCTTGCGCCCTAGCCGCCGCCGCTTGATCCATGCCAGAGACAAACGCATTGCCAACGCTTTGTGAGCCAGGCGGGGTCAACAACCCAAAGTTAAGTTCAGCCATAATCTAGGTTCTCTGATAAGTAGAAGGTGCATAAGTATCAAAAAAGTCTTGATTGTTTGTGTTTGGATAGTAACTGTTATTACCCCCGCCACCACTTGGGGAAGCTCCGCCCCCATACCCGCCGTACATCCGGCCCAATACGTTAGCCGCACCGCCATAGGCTGAGTTGCGTATCCCCGCAGCGGCCAACGCTGCGTTGCCGGTATTGGCGGCGCTACCCATTAGGGATGCGCCGATGTTACTCGCAGTGTTTGCGCCTTGAGCGCCGATCTGACCTGTTGCCGTTTGACCTGTTCCAGCAACACCGGCCAATCGGTTGTAGAGCGCGTTCCGTTCGCCCGTATTGGCGTTAAAGCCGGTCACATAGCGGTTGAAAGCGTTGTTGTATTCTTGGCTACCCAAGTCTGACCCGTAGCGTTGCACTCCCTTGAGCGTAGCCCCAGACAATAACCCGCCTCTGGACGCAGCACTGCGGTCAAGGGCTTTTATTCCCTCCGACATACGAAAGGCCGTGCCGGGGTCAGCGTTCTGGTCGTACTGGAAATCAAACGGCCTCGTTGAACCAAACTCTCCACCGTAGCCTACGCCAGCCGCCAGCCGATTAACCGCGCCAGTGCCAGCAGCAAGGTACGGCGCTTGGTCGGCGCGGGTTTGGTCGTACTGTCGGCGCTGTTCGGCAATGGACGCGGCAGAAGCGGCCCCAGAGGCTTGCGCGGCAGTGTTGGCTGCGTCAGACGCGCCTTCGGACGCAAGATACCCGCCAAGAAGCGCCGTCCCGCCGAGAAAGAGTCCTGTAGCTGATATACCGAAAGCCATGATTTATCCTTTTAATTGGTTACTTGCAGCAACCGTCAACAACTGTTTATTTTTAGCGCCGCCCAGTAATTCATCTGCTGTTGATTCGGTAAGTTCTTCTACCAGTTTATCTAAATCCGTTTCCGTAGTAGCGTGGATCGTAGTCCAAACTGCTTCCGAAATAGCAAAAATAGCCCGTTTTGCACCTGGTTGCGAAATAAGCGTTGCTGGTGCCGCCAACTCAATAACACCTTCGTCACTGACAACCCTGACTTGGCCTTTAGACAATATGCTCAGATGGCAAGTTTTATGTACCGCGCCAGTTAGCACAACGCCAGCGGGGATGGTCATTTCTCTGGCGTAGACGTTAGGTGCAAAAATGTTACGAACAGGGCAGTCAACTTGCGGTAATTGTTCAACCATCTGTTCTAGCTGGTTTACCTTGTTCCGCATGTCCAAGCAACCGTCGTTGAACGTCAGATCGGATAGCGCCAGCGAACGCCGGTAATCAATGGTGATCTCTTGGTCGGCAGCAATATCCGCAAGCGCGACCAGATTGAGATTGCCGTTGTCGAGCAGGATCATGGTTGCGTTAGGCGTGGCGGAATGGTTTGTATACCTGCCAGCTTGCGTCCTACGACCGGATACCCGAGCAGGGCATATCAGTTCGCCCTCACGTTTAGGCTCAGTCAGGAACAACCCTTTGCCTTCAATAACAGACGCGGCCACGTTTACAGGCGCGTCAGCCAAAAATAAAACATCGGCGGTGAACTCCGATATTTGCCGCACAGTTTCAGGCAAAAGATTTGCCTCAACTAAAAACAAGTTGAAATCTTTATGGTCTGCGGCACTAGTTGTGCAATTCAAATCCACTAGCTAACCTCCCGCCCACTTGCGCGGATGTTGATGGCCGTGGCCGTTCCAGCGATGGTGGAGATAAACCCGCTTGCCATCAGCACCTGGCCGACAATCTCGGGGAAAGTGTACACCTCAGACGCGGCCAAAGTCTTGGTCTTGGTAATCAAGTTCTGGTTGCCCGCCGTGTCTGCCGCCGTGACCAAGTTAACGCTCAGAGTCGCCGCCGTTGCGCTGAAGTTGGTCGCCGTGAACTTGTCAATGATCGTGGTGACGTTGGTTGCGGTGTATTGCGTGGTCTGACTGTTCTCAGCAGTCTTGGCGGGGATAAGAACTTTTACGGTAACGGTCATGTTATTTCTCCGAAAGCCAGCATGTTCTAAACTTAAGCAGTTGGATAAGCATGGTTGTCCTTAGACTTGGAAGAATATGCCGCTAAAATCTACAACAAACGTCACGCCAGTTAAAGCAGATGTGCTATTAAAGTTAAACCGGATCAATCCTGCGCTTGCATTAAATATGCCCGCACTAATTGTCCCCGCGTATTGCTCAATTTCATTTTCGGCCAACGTAGAGCCAACCGTCAGCGTTGTGCCATCCCAATGAACCGCAGCAGAGTAAAACAAGCCCGTTGCATTGTTATCCAGCGAAACACTAAGATTTCCGCGCATACGCGCATTTGCGCCGCACTGGAACAAGTTAATGTTATCTGTACCGCCACCCGCATGAGAGCCTGAGATTTTAAAGAAGAACCCGTAACACTTGCCGCCAGTGCCGCGCCCGTCTGAATGCGTCAAAATTGTTGGCGGCACCGCAGCAGGCAAAACATATTCATTAGCCCGCAGACCGTTGATGATTACACTGCCAACCGTTGATGCAGCACCTATTTCAACGGCTACGTGTGTGCCGGGGATAAACTCCTGCACAGCATTAGTACCCGCCATATAGGACTGTCTTAACGCTTGTAGTCCCGTTCCGGCAGAAGAATTTAAAATGACTACGTTATTGTCAACAAGTTGCGTTGATGTTGCTTGAGTAATGCCAACACCAAAATCGCGCAAGACATTGCCAACAATTGAATTGCTGATAAGGTAACCAGGTGTCTGCGCGTTATTTACCACGTTGATGCCGATTGTTGTACTGGGTGCGCCGGTATGAGTAATTGAGTTACCCATCACAACAACCGGATCAGCCGCAGGATCGGCAGTCAGCGGCGGCAGGAGTTGCACGCCATTGGCAACCGCTGCTTTTACGGTATTAAAACCAATTATTCCGCGCCGCTGCGAATGCTCAATGTGAAACGCCTCAAGCGTTGATGTTCGGATGTGGTTACCGATTGCCGCCCAACCCAGTGTGCCGCTAATGCTGTAGGCAAAATTGCCAGATGAAAGCAGCATCCCAATAGCGGAGTAGTTGTAATTGGTTGCAAGAGCCGTTGCATTGCCGGGATGATTAAAATTAACTGCATCAGCAGTAGACGATGCCGCAACACCACCAAGAACTACAAAGCCATCAGAACCATCAGAGTTTTCATTTGATAGGATTGCATAACCACCCGAGTCAACACGAGGCCCGTAGATAATAGTGTCTACGCTGTTGGTCAGGTTTTGATGCAACGCAATCCCTGTCCCTGCGGTGATCTTCACGTCACGCAATGTGACCTGCGTTGAGCTGGCCGGTATGGTTATAAACTCTGCAATGTTGCCGGTGTCTTTATAGTAGCCACTATCAAGCAGCGTTTTTGTGCCAAGTGCAATGCTGCCGGTATTGCCTACTTTACTTGCCAGATACGCCGTTTCGGTAGGCGCATAAATTCTAGCCGAGGCAACAATTGCTGCGTTAACCGCAGTTCTGTCAACCGTAGTGTTGTCCGCAACCGCGCCAAAATCCTGCGGAGAAACCATCTGCCGCAGTTTGGTCTGCACGGTTTCAGCAACCGCGCCGCTGCCAGAAGCAATGAAACCGATCAGGCTTGAACCGCTTGAGGCCGCAAGTGAGGCTGAATCCACCGCACCGGCAATATTGTCGTAACTGCCAATTTGCGTTGCCGTAGAAGTTTGCAATACAAATTTATAAATGCTAGTGGTAGTTAGCCAAAGCTGACTGGGCAATCGGCCTGCGGAATCAAGCACAATTGGGTTTGTATTGGCGACATTGCCCGCACTGGTCGTATAGGAAGTCAGTGGCGTTGTGGTGCCTGCCGCATAGGTGTAGATCAAACCACCGGCCAACGGCGCGCCATTGTTATCAAAAAGCTGCCATCCTGCGCCGGCAAAAAGAGAGAGATTAACGGCCATGATGTTCCTTATTCGTTAAACACTATTTTGCCTCTAATGCGGCAATTCGTGCAGTTAATGACTCTATAGTCGCCAGTGCCTTTTGCAGCGACATGACTGTTACCGCAAGCACCGACCGATCATAATAGCCCCACGGTTTTTTCACCGTAATTTCGTTTCCATCTTCGTCTTGGCTTATATACGATTCTGGCTCTGGCGCTGCCTCTGGCCCGATAGCCGCGTTGACGTTTTGAGCGTAAAAGCCAAGCTGTCGATCTTTACCAAAAGTGTCTTTTTTCTCGTCGTTGTAAAACCAGTAGCCAGGTTCTAACTGCTTGAGCATTGCATCTGGATCAACCGGCGCACCGTCTTTGATTTTCCACGTTTCATCTGATACCGATGAAATGACCCCAGAACCGTTAAATGTTGCGGTGCCTACGCCGTAATTGCTGAATGTTACAACGCCGGTTGCGCTCAACGTGCCGGTGATAGCCAACCCCGTTGTCGTAAGCAGCATATGCTGTGTCTGGGCATTGGCACTAAACGAGATGCCCCCGCCACCATTTCTTCCACCAAGTCCTGTTGCGTAGGCGGGAATATTTGTCCAAAACGAACCACCGGCAGAACCTTCTATCCCCAGATACATTGCGCCAGAGGTGTTGAACATATTCATGTAGATGGTGCTGGTTCCAGAAGTAGGGGAACCAATTTTTATTACTTCGCCAGAAGTAAGGGTGCTGGTAATAAGCGCCGTTACGCCTAGCGTTGTAAATTTACCCGCAGCCGCCGTTGTAGCGCCAACAGTGCCGTTGATGTTGATGCTGGCGGTGCCGGTCAGGTTCGTGACGGTGCCGCTGGACGGTGTGCCGAGAGCGCCGCCGTTGACCACAAACGCGCCCGCCGTTCCGGTATTGACCCCGAGCGCAGTAACAACGCCGGTGCCGGTTGTAATTGTTGCTGGTGCAGCGCCAGCGCCGCCGCCGACCACCAGCGCACTGGCTGTGAGCGCAGCAGATGTTGCCCAGGTAGACGAGCTGGAGAAGTAAGGGATACCGCCCGAAGTGCCTGCAACCGTCAGTGCCAGCGTGCCGGATGTGGTGATCGGTGAACCCGCAACCGAAATCAAGCCGCCGGTAAATGATTGCGCGACACTGGTGACCGACCCGCTGCCCTTGCCGTTAAACGTATTCCAGTCGGTGCTGGTCAGGTAGCCATTAACGCTCGTTGTTGCAGCCGCCATCGAGATCGCTGGCGTAGTGCCGCCCGAGCTGACTACTGGCGCAGTGCCGGTCACACTGGTCACGGTGCCTGAGCCTTTGTTGTTAAAGGTCGTCCAATCGGCGGCGCTCAAAGCGCCCCGGTTAGATGCAGACGCGGTTGGAACTTGCAGTGTGATAACCGGCGTTGTAGTTGGGTTTGCCACAGTGCTGGAAAGGTCGGTGCCGGTGGTGCCGAGGGTCAGCGCAGCAACGCTGGTAACTGTGCCGGTGGTTGGCGTTGTCCAAGTTGGAGTTCCTGCGGTGGCGCTGGTCAGCACCTGGCCCGTTGTGCCTGCGGCGCTCACCGCAAGTGCAGGGCCGGTGCCGTAGGCTATGCCACCCGCTGTTGGGCTGCCGTCAAGGTTGTAATTGGCAATGGTGCCGGTCTGCACAACGGGCTGGAGGTAAGCCCCTTGGATGGCCGCTTCAGCGTTCTCAAACCGCGACATCATCGACATAAGCTGCGCGGTGTCAAGCGTGGCTAAGAAGTCGCCCGACTGATCCTCGTATTGCGGGGCGATGTTCTGATTGACCTGAATCAGCAGTTCGGCCAAGTCAGGTTGGTTGGGTGGCCCAAGTTGCAGTTCTTCAAGCGTGATGGGGTTGTTGCCGCTGCCTGTCAGAACAAACAGGTTAAGAAAGAACCGATACCACTCCCGCGCCATGAGGCCGGTGCGCTCGTCCATAAACGGCACCCGAGGCGCGGGGATATTGGTGATGTTGAGTTCGGCCACTAGCTACTCGTTGGTGTCACAAACAGTTCAGCGCCCATGATAGCGATCTTGACCGGGTCGGTGCCGGACACTTCATACACTCTGTCGCGGATCTTCTCGGTCATGCCAAGCCGCCGCCAGATGGTGCGGTAACCGTAAGTGCCAATCTCGCCCATCGACTTCCAATGCTCGTTTGACCAAGTATGCCCTGCATCGTCCGACCAGCGCAGCATGACTTGCGGGTCGCTGCCTTGTCCATCATTAAGGCCCACACCCGTCTGAGCGTCTAATTGAAGCGAGTGGTGCGCGGTGCGCTTAAGGTTATTCTGGCCTGTCGGCAAAGCTCTCCATGACCGCAACCATTTTTGAATTTGACCATCATCGGCGTAAACGTCAAGGTCGTAAGCATATAGCCGACCGTCCTCGTAGTCGCCAACTACAACCTTGCTGTTAAAGGCCATTTGGCAATTGCTACGGTGCCGTGTGAATTGCCCGTTTTCAAACCCTGCGCGTTCATGCCACAACTGAGTAGACACGTCGTACACCCAAGTCGCGTTGGCTGATGGAAATATCAGCACATAGAACGGATGGCCGTCCTGCTGGTAGGTGTAGGCAATAGCGTCTGTAATGTTGCCGTAGCTCTGAATGGCGTATTCAACCGCATTGGTTGAGATCCGCGC